CTGCGTCCCGCCTGATTCACATAGCGAGCAGTTGCATTGAACACGCGAAGCATGGGAATAATACCATCAGACTTTCCATTCGTTCCCCTGATGACCGAATTATTAGCCCTCACATTATGGATATGAAGCCCTATACCTCCAGCCCATTTTGAGATTTGGGCACACTCTTTGAGAGTGTCATAAATACCGTCGATGGAATCGGCTTTGTTGGCGGTGAGAAAGCACGAAGACATCTGTGGTCTATGCGTTCCGGCGTTAAATAGGGTCGGAGTCGCGTGAATAAAATGACCACGGGACATAGACTCGTACGTCTTCACGACGGAATTAATATCATTTCCATGGATTCCGATTGACACGCGCATAAGCAGATACTGGGGTGTCTCGATGATTTTACCTTCGACCCTCTGAAGGTACCCCTTTTCCAGGGTCTTGATTCCAAAATACCCAAAGTCAAAATCGCGCTCTGGGGAAATGAATCTCTGTACATCGGCAGCCGTATCCATAACCTCCTTCGTCACGATGTTAGAGAAATACAATTGAGACATGGCATCATGGAACGTCTTAGGGGCGGTCTTCTGAATGTTACTCGCGACGATGCGAGTGGCGAGTATCTCATAATCGGGGTCACTCGTGACCATACCGATACAAATCTCAGCGGATAGCGTATCTATCTCGTGAGTAGTAATATTGTCATACATAGACGAAAACACCTGTTTCGCGATGAGAGAAGCGTCTACTTTATCGGAAAGTTCGTATCGCAATTTGGAGATCCTGTTGGTGACCTTATCAAACTTGACGTCTTCAACATGACCGGACCTTTTAATAACCCGCATGATATTGATAATACATGCCTATTTTTTAATTACATTTGAAGTCTTCGCTTCGGACAGGGACGGGGCCGACCGTCTCAGCATACCTGTTAGGCTGAAGGAAACTCGTGTTCACATTGAAATTGCCGGCAACGCCTGGCGGGGAGACGGGAGGGTACGAGGCAATGAAGCACTCGGGAGCCTTGCACACAGGGGGCTCCGTGTTGCAGGGCTTAGTCTGGTAAGCCTCGTCAAAATCAGCAGCAGCTATCATTTATAATGTACATATACTTTTTTTCCTGGACTATATTAAATGTGTGATAGACTTCACCTTAATTCTCTGAAACAAACAGAAACCCCCCTGAACAAGCTCTTTTTTTCGGAGTTTAACATTCAGATTGTTCAGAAAGCTATCCGCCAGGCGTTTAAGGATAAGACCGGCGTTTCCATCGATTACCAAAATGCGAGCGACCTTTACGCGATCATGCGCGTCGTCTTCATAAACAACGCCGGTAACCATCACTCGAATGTCAATGAACAAGTTAGGGCTATGAACTCGATCGTGATTAAGACCGTCCTCCCCCAGATTCAATCCGGAGTGGCGCAATACATGGGGTACATACGCGATATTGATACACTGGTGGTTCCCCCCGACCCCCCGGCGAATACGAGCACGTATGGCATGAAACTTGATGCGAACGATAAGATAGGTGTATAAAGGATTGGGTCGCCGTATGTATAAGTAAAAATGTCATTGAACTACTATAAATCCGAAACGGAAAAGATATGCAAATCTAAGGGCTGGGATCGTGCCGAAATCAATACAGTCTGGCTTCTTCTTTCAGAAGAATTTGGAGAGCTCGCTTCGGCCATTCGCCAGTCTAAGAAGACGTTTAAGAAGTCTAACATGAAGAAAGATAAGGGAGTTGATATCATGATGGAAATGGGAGATGTATTTAGTTATCTATTCCAACTAGCGCATATGTTAGACGTCGACCTTGATAAAATGTGGGTCGAACACGGAAAGAAGATGTCGCACAAAAAATATATCTCTTGATAGTAGTAAAGATGAGTAAGCATATGCTCAGCGATCAGGCATCCATCGATAAAATTAATCCATACGTGGCGAATGAATTTTCTTTGCCAGGCTCCAGTCGAAGACCTAACTCGTTTGCCGCTCACAAAAAGACTGAAGAAGAGGGTATGCCGGAGAACGAACACATCATATGCGAGTATGGTGTGACCGCTGGTGATAAGACAGTTGATTTTTGCAAGGGAGAGCGTCCGTGTGAACTTTCTAGACCTCTCATTCCAGGACGTAACATTGACCTAGGCTATGATGAACCCAAACCTTCTGTTATTCGTGAGAGTGCGAAGTTTATTAAGTCTATCAAGAAGTTAGACGCTTTTACGATTATAATAGTCGTGCTCATAATTCTTCTGCTATCGACTTTAAAACGTCGATGAGCGCAACGATGCGTTTTTTGTGTCCACATTTCATGATCACTAGAGGAAATGTATAGAGGCAGAATTCTTTGACAAATTCCTTTTGCCATCTAGACTTCTTGTTTACGATCGGCGATGAGAATGTGGGATCTATGATCTTGATCGCGTTCATTACCCGAATCGTACAGTTAATGTCAAAGTTTTCACATAAGATATCTTCCAGTATGATAGTCGCCATCACTCGTCTCGTCCGAGTCGTGTTTACTATCATAGTCTCCAAAAAATCTGCATATGAAGTAGACCCATGTTTGAACTTAATTTCTTCCCAGTCTCCGATTGGTTTAGTATTAAAACAGGCAGCTTCGTTTATATAGCCATCCCCTTCGATATACCGAGAGTACTTAAGTTCAACCTTGGGCAGGTTTGTACGCTCGTCTATAAACGTACGCGCCTCCTTAACGAAGGAAGGCATACTTACAATCTGGCTTAAACTCCAACTTCTTCTCTAAATCCTTTAATTGCTCTTTCTTTTTTATCTCTAATCCGATACAATTGTGTTGTTCTAATCTAAAACATTTCATACAAAATTCACCATTACAATATTTACAAGCCATGGGAACACCACATTTCTTTCGGCATTTCTGACACGGCATTTTATATAAAACGATTTATTTTTTTAACCTAAGTCGAGGTTCTTTATGTTCGAAAGTATGTTCAAAGATGTTCTCGTCTATCGCAAACAACACGTTCTCCTATTTACTGACTCAGGATGAGTTCAGACGAAAGTGTCCAGAGAAGATTCGTCCTTCTAGGATCAAGCTCACGACGATTACCATGATCTCCGCATTCTCGAAGCCGATCGAGGTCAACAAGATTCGCTCGGTATTCGAAGATCTTGGAGAAATCCGTCTTCATCGCAACGATACATCTAACCAGGCGATCGTTTGGTCACTTAAACCCACAACATTCTACAACCAGATTACTCTCACGTACGACGACGGTCACAGTATCAAGTCGATAAAGATCTTTCCCAACGGGAGTATTCAAGTCGCAGGTTGTGAAGACTTGTTCAACTGCAAGTATGTCATCTCTGGTCTCGTATATATCTTACAGTCTTTCGACGAGGATATTGTACCGCCGGCTGACACGTTTCGCGTAGTGATGATCAACTCCAACTTCAGTCTCAACTACAACATCAATCTCATGTTGACGACGCAGCACTTCGAGAAGTATTCCGATGTCTTCAAGGTTTCCTTTGAACCGGATCGTTACTCCGCGGTCAAAATCAAATTCAAACCAGCAGGCGACATGAAAGAAATCACAACCAGTATCTTTGGCACGGGAAAGATTATTATTACTGGAGCCGAGACGCTCAAGGAGATCGTGTTTGCTTACAACATAATCAACCAGCACATCAACGATTGTTCAGCTATCAGGGTTTCGAAAGTGGAAGTGTCAGACGACTTCAATGACTATTTTGGGTACAATATGGACGATGCGATCAAAAAAATTAAGGGTATGGGGGTGGAGTCATGGACCAACACGATTACGAATAGGCAAATTAATTTCTGATTTTAATATAAATGTCGCAGCGTTTAGGCATGGCCGATGGCAGATGCCACACAATTAACAACTCGTCTCTACTCTATGATAACTACGTCAAGACTCAGAACGGTATCAAGTACGAAGACAACTACTCGTTCCGTAAGCTCCTGCAAGAGAAGGGCCCCGAACTTCACCAGGTCCCCGCTCCCCAAGATGACGGAAGCCCTTGTGGCCTTTGCGATTCTTCTCTCAACCTGTCCAAGATCAACTGAGTAAAACCTTTAAAATTAAAGTAAAATCCATTGTATGGACGATACTGATCAAGGTACTACGTGTGCAATATGTCTCAATCCAGTGAGAGAGACAAGACAAAACAAACCTATCAGATGTGGTCATTTGTTTCACTCTCACTGTATAGAGGAATGGAAGCGGCGTGGAAACCAAACGTGTCCCACGTGCAGGAAGATTTTCGATGGTGCCAATTTTCAGGTGACAGTCACCATTAGAAATACGATAAACGACACGACTTTTGTAAGAGACGTGGAAGAAGATCAGTATATATTTGACACATTAGACGCCTTTTTCGATATTGAAGACGCCGGTGAACTAGAAAGTTTACTTGCGGACTTTGGGATGAGTGTGTCCAACCTTGATCCCTTGATTCTTGACACAGAAGGATGAACAGTATTTGTCATACTTCAAACCCGGATAAGCTCTGGATATTTTACGAGGATCCCTGATCAGTTTTCCCTTAGCTCCAACCACCAGCGGACCCGTAGCCCACCCTCGTTTATGGCTGAAAAACTCAGCCTTGAACGTTATGACACGTCCAGGTTTTAAAGTGGCGGCCGCTCGTTTGATACGACCCACCGGAACTTTAAAAAATCTGGCTATGCTTTCGTGTGTATCCCCCGCCTTCACTTTATATTCAGCCTTGCTATGTTGTTTATAAAAATGGAAATCACCCTGGCACAAGTGGTTATTCTTTTTGCATGAAGCGATAAACAGCATTACTTTGTAGTAGTCGGGCTTACACTTCGTACCACCCTTCACGATGTACACTTTGCTAGGATTATCAGCCACGACGAGCTTTGGTAGAGTACCGCAACTTATGTAACGACCATTAGCACGTAAATTGGCGCGCTCTCCAGGCTGACTCTTCCATCCGCGATATCTCTGAAAATCGTTTACGGCATATGCATAACAATTGTTGTTGTTCTTTCCAACCTTACCACCCCATTTTCGAGTGGTAAACGTATGCTCGCCACCGCTTGTAGGGGGACCTTTGGTCATTACATTATGTTAGAAAAAAATCTTCGCACATAATAAATGATCAAGGATATTACCAAAGCTAGAACTAAGCGCCAAATCATCGAAGAGATTTTAATCTTCGTGCTTACCGTTTTGGTCAGCACTTTCATTCTTCGTTTCACTTGGAACAATTCGCTGAGTAAGCATATCAGCGTGCTCAAGCCTATCAGGTCTTTCTTTGACGCACTTTTGCTTTCTATTTCTATTCAGGTTTTCCGGGGTCTTTAAACCTCCTTGAAACCGACGACACGCTCACCGGATGAGTGAACCATCGTGGGGTATCCTTCGATTCCCTTGCAATCTTCAGAATCACAGTCGACGAAGGTGTAAGGCTTACCCTTACCCTTGAAATACTCGAGCTGCTTACGAGTCCATCCACAGCCCATGGATCCGTAAACAGTCCACTCACCGTCACTGGGCTTCGCCTTGATAGCCTTCGCGGGCTGAGCCTTTTTCATGGCCATAAAAATACGGATGTTGATGAGCACGAGAATAAGTGCGAGAATCATGTTGTATATCTATACAGTAGATTTTTATTTCTGACCATAAAGTATGACGAGTATTCAGAAGAACATCGATAGGATTCTCGAGGGGAACAAAGGGTGTGCCCCCATGAATCATATAGCTATCAACCAATATTGGAAACGTTCCGGGGCGTACGGTAATGTTCGTCGCGCAAAATTGACGGGTAAGTCTAGGAAGTTTATCGCGATGAAGGAAATGAAGGTTCCCAAAAACGATCCCGAACTCGGTGAACTTGCTGAGATGGAATACAAAATCGCTCGTAAGCTCAAGGACTTTGATATCCCTAAAGTATACAAGTATGTCAAGTGTCCCATCGAAGGAAATGGTCCGAACCTTAGAAAGGATATACTGTATTTCGAGTACGTGAACGGTATTTCTCTCCGTGAATACATCCGAACTCGCCGAGATCTCACTCTTATCCAATTAAAGTCGATCGTCGCACAGGTTTCGTACAACCTGTACAGGATTCATAAGAAGTTTCCCACGTTTCGTCACCACGACCTGCACACAGATAACATTCTCGTTCGACCCATCGCGAGAAAGAATATACCCATAGAAGTTGGAGATACCAAGTACATGATAGATAACGGTGGGTTAGAGTTGGTGATGATCGATTTCGGTTTTGCTTCTTTCCCGGGTATACCCAACCCTCTCGTTAACAAGAAAAATTACATCAACATAGGTATTCACAGAAATTCCAATAAATACTATGACCTCCATTTTTTCCTTAACAGTATACACAACGAACTCACTTCAACGGCCCGGATAACCCCGATGGTACCCGACCATGGACCCCGTATCGGTATGAAGGTTTTCATCGGAAACCTGTTTACAAAGGATTATCTCGGGTTCAGGTCAAATAAGATCAAAAATTTCAGGTTACGTGGTGCGAAGAACAACTCGAGAAATAAGGATTTACCAACGTTCGAAAAGGTACTGAAGCACCCGTTTCTTACCGGAATTAAGACGCCGCGTATGGAAATACCCGCGGCTAGAACGGCCAGTACCCCCGTGGTGATTTCGCGAAAGACTCCTCCCAGAAATAACCAAACCACCGCCAGTCAAAGAAAAGCCGCCATCAATCGCGCGAAACAGGTCTTACAAGGTGGTAAGCAAATGACAAAGCCTACGATCAGACCCGGTATTACCCGAAAACCTCCGCTTCCTCCCAAGCCTCCTAAGGCTCCGTCTCCCCCTAAACCATCCAGTGGTAATAACAATAAAAAACCACTTCTCACTAAGCCCGCGACATCGGCGGGTATGACCAAGGGAAGAAAGCCTGCATCTAAGAAAAATAAAGTGAGTCGAGCGTGGATTAACTCCTTCATGAAGAGCATGACTCGCAATTAAAGAAAATACTCGTTCTTTATATAATGGAATGTTGTGACGTGTGTTGCGAAAAATACAACAATTCAAATCACAAAAAGGTTGAGTGCCCTTTTTGTGATTTAAAATCGTGTCGAACGTGTTCGCAGAAATACATGCTCAGCACTACCGAAGAACCCCATTGTATGAAGTGTAAGCATGAACACAACCGGGAATTTATAGACACTTTCTGTTCATCCGTTTTTAGAAACCGTGAGTACAGGAAACATCGGGAGAATGTCCTACTTCAACGGGAAATAGCTCGTATGCCCGAAACGCAACCCTACGTCATACGAGAGTTACAATTGAGAAGTTTGCGAATGTCATATCTCTATTTAGTCTACATTTTGAGAAATATGTATAGAACAGATGATGTTGCCGAAGAAGTGAAACCGTATTTAGATTCAATATTACGCACGAACATCATCAATATCTACGAGACCATACAAGTTCTGAACTCAAATGAGCCGACTATATCGAGTGATAAGTATCATAAGATAGCGCAGAAATGTCCATCGGAAGATTGTCGTGGGTTCTTGTGTGATGACTGGATATGTGGTATATGTAAAAATAAGTTCTGCGACAAGTGTCATGAAATTCTCGTTCCGGGGCATGTGTGTAACAAAGATACTGTAAAAACGATGAAGCTACTAAAGAAGGATACGAAACCATGCCCCAAGTGTAATGTACCCATATCCAGAATAGAAGGGTGTGCTCAAATGTGGTGTACACAGTGTCACGTAGCTTTTGATTGGAGAACCGGTGCGATCGAGACTGGTAGAATACATAATCCGCATTATTTCGAGTTTAAAAAACGCTCGAGAGAACACGGAGATATTCCGTGTGGTGGAAGACCTACCCATTCGGAACTGCGACGGTCCGGTGCTTCTATCACGATTCTAGAAATTTCTGTGAGCGTTGTACAACTCGAATACGATCTCACGTACCGTTATGGATACATTTACGAGGACAACCGATATTTACGTATGAAATATCTATTAAACGACATGACGGAGGATCAACTAAAACGTGAGCTTCAGAGGCGGGACAAAAGTAACTGTAAAACAAGGGATGTTAGAGATATTTACCAGATGTACATAGACACAGTTGGCGACCTCTTAAGACAGTACATGATCGATCGGTCAAAGGAGTTGGATATCATCGCAGAAGTTAGGGAATTGCTTTTGTACATGAATCAGGTGTTAGAGACCATAAGGAAGAGGTACGTTTGCAAGCTTCCTTATAATTTAATCTTGGATATAATCAGATGAGAGTGCAGATTATTATAGCAGTGGTTCTATTATGCATTCTATTACGACCAAGGTATAAAGAACCCATGGTATTACCTAATGTATTCACGCCCGAAGAGTGTGACAACATAATAAAGACAGCCAATTCCAGGCTGGAACCGTCGATCCTGGATACCGACTTTCATGTGGATAAGTCCGTCAGGGAAAGTGAAACTGCGTGGATAGACCCCGCGGAAAACAAGGTCGCTAACAAGATGATCAGAAAGTGTGTATCGTTCACGGATAGGAAACCGGTAAACAGTGAACAGTTACAAGTTCTCAAATACAAGGAGGGTGGATTTTACTCACCGCATCAAGACGCGTTTTTTGACGAACCCAATCCCAGAACTGTTACCGCTATAATAGCCCTAAATGACGATTATGAAGGCGGAGAAACCGAATTTCCCAATCTGGGTAAGAAGTTTAAACTTAATAAGGGTGATGTACTCCTATTCAACAATTTCACCGATTGGGGATACCAAACGCCAAAGTCGTTACATGGTGGACGACCGGTGAAATCGGGTGAGAAGTGGATATGTAACCTTTGGATACACAGGTACCCGTACAACCCTGAAGACTGGACGGGCTCTAAGGCATTCCCCGGAAACGAAGGTGGTGGTTCGTGCTCCGTCTTTTAAGTTCGCTCCCGTACCTCTAACATAGACTGATGAAGCGTTATTAATGTGAACATTCCCAACGCAAATAGGTACACTGCATCGATCCACAAGGTAAAAACGACGGCCATGGGTAGTGCGAAAAAGCAATATGTGGAATGAAACGCCAATATAGGCCTCGTCTTTAATTTCTCTGAATGCACTGCGTATAATGTAGCTCCCAGAAATATTATATTCAGTATATCAGCTAACGAAAACCGAGTTGCGAAAGAGTACAACCCTAACCATAAAAACATCCATAGAACCGTGCGATTAATATCGGGGTATTTAACGATAACTTCTAAGTGTGGATGTTGTTGAAGTTGGGGTTCATCAACAATGGTTGGAGCTTCGATGTCAGGGTTGGTACCTATCGAAACACAACCATCGGGTGATTCGACGACAACATGTCGCTCATTTTCCATGTATTATTTTCGTTTTATTTTTCTAAAAGCTTTAATGCCTCGAGTTGAAACTTATCACACGGAGCGTTCACGGACAATGGAACATACTCGATTTCCTTAATTATAGCTTCATCTTGGGCAACCGTCTCATACATTTTATCGTGGAAACGCTTGTTCACGAGTGGATTGTTCATCAAAGGTGTTTTGGGATACATCATGCACCACGACATTTTAGTATGCACATCGTCTATAGGAGCGAGAGTACTAAACGTGATAATCTCATACT